ACCAACGGCAGCGGGCTGAGTCCCGATTTTGCCAATCTGGGCGTTCTGCATTTGCTGCATTTGGAAGATATATTGTGAATGATACTTTTCGAGACGACCCTTGAAGGCTTCGTCTTGCTGCAACCGCTGCATAACGTCTGGCTGCTGGGCGTATTGGGTGATAACTTGCAACGCGATTTGCGCCCCATTTGGACGGGCTGGCATTTCAATAGCGGACGAGATTTTTGTAAGGTCATCGGTCACTTGTTTAACAACCTGTTGCTGTGCTTGCTCGGCAGGCTGCAAAATAGCGTCTGCAACCATTGGGTCAATGGCTGCGGCAGCCATGTCCAAGAGAGCATCCACATTAATGCGACCATTCTTGTCGAGCTGCAATAATGAAACCAACTGATTAAGCTTCGCTTCTTGCGTTTCTGGGTCAGTGTTAAGCACATCGAAATTAATCATAATATCGAAGTCCTCATCTGGGTTGCCCTTATCAAACTTCTGCGGGTCAGGAACACCTGTTACACGGAACCAGACACTATCAGGGCCAAAGCGTTGATAGCACTTGAAAGACATCTTGATGACATCCCGCACATGGCCCAAGAACTTGTCCACAAAGAACTGCTGCTTGATAGACGACAAAGGATTAGTTGGGTCTAAGCCAACAAGATTATCAGCCGTCTTGAGCTGAGTATTCTCCATCTCTACAGAACCCGGATTGTATTGCGGGATAGGCCCAAACTGGAACTCACCAGCACGGCGATAGGGAACATAACGCCCCGGCCCCCAATCTTTAGGTTCATTACCAACAGGATGCAGCACAGGAGGCAACGTAGCCATGCTGTTGCGGTCAATGCGGCTATCGCGTTCTACTTTTACTTGCCATTGAATACCACGCAATAAATCAGAGACATTCTGCGTATCGTAGAGACGCTTGCTGTTCTCAAAGAGACGAGTAACAACAACAGGATAATCTTCGTATCCATTCATCAACTCAAATTTGGCATAAGCAGGCACATTCTGCGCCTCTTTTTTGCGGTCTAAGTCACGATGAAATACAGTGCAATAGATACCTTCCGAGTTATCTTCCTTATCAATTAAACGCTGATAGCCATACACAACTTCAATGAGTTCATTGGCCTCATAAATCTGAGTGGTGAAGCCATAGTTGCGGCGACCATTAAGTTCTGTTTCAATCGCGTTCACTTTTACGCCGCGATAATGCTCAATAACATAATCCACCCATTCTTTATCCCAGCCTTCTGTACCTACTTTATTCTGAAGCTCTTGAGCCGTGTAATATGTGCGCCAGAAGCAATAAGGAGCGCGTTGTGGGTCTGTAACGTAGGATGGAAAGAAGAAATCTCCATCAGGACTAAGTGTTTTGACTAGAGGACAGTCAATCAGTCGGCGTACAACTGGAATCTCGGCCACACCTTTCTTGCGGAGTTCATTCAAGGCACGCTTGGCACGTTTATCAGACACTTGAGGGTAGACAGAGCGCAACATCTCAATGAGCTGGTCGTCAGCGGTTCCCTCTAGCACAGCTTTGGCTAATTGCGGGTCGGCTTGAGCTAGTTGCGCTAAGTCTAATTTTTGTAAGTAGGTGCTATTCTCGCGTTGCCAGCCTACATAGGTGATGAGAACGCCACGTTCCAACAGATAGTTGGCGGCCAGTTCCATCTCTTTCTTAAAACGAGGAATATAAGAACTCACCATCCATTTAAGGAAACTACTTACAACCTTGGAACGCCCAATGTCAGTAACCTCAACAGGATAGGCGCGGATATTTGCGCGAGACATGGACGAGATAAACATTGAGACATAGGCATTGATACGCTCATCAATAACATGAGCCTCTGTATCAGCAGCACCCTCCCAAGGAAACGCATCAGCCCCGTGCTTGCGTAGGTCGCGGCTCTTGCCCGGCCAATAATTACGGCGGTCATCATAGCTGCTGCGGCAAGTGTCAAAGAAGCTACTTAGCTCATTAACTGTCTGCTCATACGCAGAGCGCAGCACTGTAATGTCTGGCTCTTTGCTGGCGTATGTAAGGGCTTCTTGTGTATCGTTATTATCCATTTAATTGTCGGGTTCTAATATCGGAAAGAATTGTGTGGGAATATCCTTTATACACCCCAATTTTATCAGCCAGAGAACCGGGAGGAATTGGGCGAGGGTCAGCCGTAAGTAATTTACACAGCACTTCAAAGCCAAGGAGTCTATCTACTTGCTCTGCAATCCAATCGGGATTATTAGTTATATCCCGTGAGGAGCGCATGGCGATAGGTTGTTCCAGTGGCATCAGTGATAGCGTGAATTGGAATACGCTTATTCAACAGTTTACCACGCAAGCGGCGTGGGATGGCTACAGGCTTTTTGCCGCCAATCCCTACAATCTCACAATACACCCAATTAGGATTCTTGGCACTAGATAGCACCATGCCCACAAATTGATTTGGCACAGCCAACGGGATGTCAATGGCTAGACGAATCTTGGCAATGCCAGCATCGTTAAACCATGTGTTCTTACCAACGCCCTTGTAATCTGTCTCGTCGAGCTTATTGGTTTTCAATAGCATCAACTCATTAACAGATACGTTTAGTTCCTTAGCCAAGTCTGTGATACGAATAGCACTCATTTAATAGCCTCCTTTAATTTTTTGTACATCATACTTATTTTCCTTAACAAATTGGATTCCATCAATGGCAGCGTAACGACAACAATCGATTGGGTCTTTCCACGCTTCGTCTGGGCCACCTTCGGCTGTGTATTCTTGGAACGCTTGGATAATGTTTTGACAACGGTTGGAGACATAAAGGTGTGGGCGATTAACGCCGTCGATAGCTGTCTTGCGGTTATACGCCATCTTGCTTTGTAAGGCTTGGATGCCGTCCTCAATATCAAGTCCGGGCGCAGGCACAAACGTCAGGCCAGCCATAGATAAGTCTTCAATAATGGATGAAGCACCGTCCTGCCCTTGATACTTGGCCGCACCTAAACGTGGGTCAATTAGCCGTTCAAAAATATTTTCTTTTCCATCAGACTCTAGGGTAGTGATGAGGTTCACATAGTCCTTAATACCATAGCCAAGTCCTTTGCTTCCTTCTCCACTACTCCACTTGCCGCCATGCCACTTAGCCCAATCACCAACGCTAACGTCAGGCCATTCACGATAGATGTAATACGTCTCTGTCTCATCTACAGCTATCCAGCACATGAACCAGTTCTTGCGGCCAGCAGGGTCTAGCACCATATACCTAGTGACGTTTGTTCTAGGAATTTTTTCGTGGGCAATGACATTTACATCCGTACTAAAATTAGGGAACTGACAGCTAAAGCTCTTGGTAGGAATACCATACGCACGGCATAAGATTTCTTCCTCTGGCCTGTTAGCTAAGTCTTTGGCGATACGGTCATAGCCGCCAAAGGGATTGTCCTTTGTATGAAAGTAGATGACAGCGGCATTACGATTCTTTGAATGTTGGATAGTGCTTACAAGTCTTCCACCAAGAAGTTCCGCTGGTTTACTTTCCACTGTTGTAGCCCCACCAATGTAATCACGCACTACCTCCGTGTACCCATCAATAGGAGTGAACGTCACAATCATCTTAGCATTGCGGGTAGCCAAACGGAATCTAAGGGTGTTAAGAAGGTCTGGCCCAATCAAGTATTCGTCGCACCATGCCCCAATGTTCATCACCTTAGCATCCCTGCATCCCAGCTCCGCACCTTCTAGGATGGTGTCGTTGTTCAAATACTGGGCATAGGTTTTAAAAATTATTTGCGACAAGCTGTTAGGCAGAATCAAACTCCCTTTGCTAAAGCCGTTCTTTCTGGTGTAGCTAACATTCTCCTCAGCTCCCAGCATCTTCTTCTTATATTCTTCTGGCAGAGAGTCATAGATAGCACTCTGCTGTTGGCGAATAGATACGTCTGCGTTCTGGCTAAAGCACATGATGACGCTACCATGATTCTCAATAGCCGCTTGCACTACAGCCCTAGCAGCGTAACTTGTTTTACCAGAACGATTACCTCCGCTAATTAATATCTCTGTGAACTTAGATAGTTGTTCATCAGCCTGTTTCCAATGCGGCAATACAAAGCCATAGCGATAGGGGTCACGCTCGCTATTGGCAATAGACGAATGATATATCTCCCACAGTTCCACCAGCTTGCTTGGCTCCATCTTCGCCATTTCCTCTGGCGTGGGTGGGCATAACACTGGATGAGATTTCCACTTCATGCGGCGTTATCTGGCGGCAACACAAAGCTCTCCACAGGAATAGCATCCTTAACCAAAGAAGCCTTAGCAGCATTGATTGCGGCAATAGCATCTTCTAGGGAAGGCCTCCCAGACCTATGTTCCACTACCACCTTAGCTTCTCCTAAGCTCTGTAAGGCTTTATCCATAGCAATACCATACGGCAATACCAAGTCTCGGATGTTCACTTTTTTCATTGCCTCCTCATCATTCGCTAACATCTCAGCCTTCTGAGCAATCAGTAGGCGCATCTTCTCTGCTATCTCAAACCCATCTGCTGCAAGCTGTTGCCTACGAACGTCCATAGCCACTTCATTGCGGGCTTTCAAACTACTAATGGCATTAAAGGACAATCCTGTTTCTTTGCGTATCTCCTCAAACGTCCATCCCTGACATAGCCTCTCTAACGCCAACACAGCCTCTTTAGGACGTTTTGATTCTGTAAGCGCACCATTCCCCCCATGCGCCGCCACACTCGCCGCTATTACAGGTAGAACGTATTCCTTATCCATTGCCTAACCCTATCCCCATCAAACATCTATGTCAAGCTTTTTGCGGCACCCATACCACCTATAAGCAGTGTCCCTAAGAGTAGTATCATAGTACTACCATGAAGTAGGTATCATTTCGGTGAGTGCAACGATATGTTCCTTACAGCACTGGCTAGCAGCGGGTAGGTCATATTGCAATTTTTTTTAAGGGGCAGTGGATGAATCCCAATCACTCGAACCCAGCAGCCTGCCAACCCCCTCCCCCCCCCTATTGCTGAGATTGCGTCTCAATAGCAGGCATTAGAATGATTCCAGATAGTGTAAAAATCTGTTGTAAGTTGTTGGTAATCGAAACAGGCCAAAATGCAATACAGGCCAAATGACAGGGTGGTCCGTATCTAGACAGCCACCGCAACAGGAGGCCACCAATTGCAGCAGGATGGCTGGCAATAGGCCTTTCCATTATTGCAAATCAGCTGACAATTAAGGCCAAGCGATAACGGTTATATATATATAGCAGCGCGCAGGCGACTTTGTCTTGGTAGGGAAAAGGGATTCCCACCGCTGATTCGACTGCCTGCCTGTCTGCTGTCTGCCACCACAGCACAGCCTGTTTTCTGGTGATGGCGCTCCTCTCACTTTGTCTGCCTGCTGCTGCTTTCATTCTCTGGTGATTTGGTGGCCGCCGAAGTTTTTTCAGAGAGGAAAAAATATAGTGTTGACTCGGTGATTGGTGGCCCTAGATTCGCAGCAGCGAAGCGACAACCGCCGAGCAAAAGTTAGAAAAATAAAAACACAAATGAAAGTCTCACTCGAAAAGTTAATGTCGCAGCGCGTTCGCGTGCTGCTGGTCGGTTCGCCTGCGCTGGCGAAAACAGCGCGCATCCAATCAGCAGCAGACGCTGCTGGTTATAAGCTGGTGGTCATTCGCCTCTCGCTGTGCGAGCGCGTTGATCTTGGCGGCTGCTTAGTTCCAGACGTAGCGGCTGGCATCACTCGCCAGCTGCCACTCGCGCTGTTGAAATATCTGCAAACCACCACCGATAAAGTTGTCGTGCTGCTGGATGATCTGGGCCAAGCGCCGACTGATGTGCAGGCAGCTGCTATGAGTCTGTTCGACGCTGGTTTTCTTTCGCCTTCTGTCTTGATCTGGGGAGCGACGAACAGGCCAGCAGACAAGGCTGGATGCGTTGGCCTCTGCGAGCCACTGCGCTCACGTTTCGACCTCGCCTTTGCCATGCCAACGCCAGAAGTCGGCGAAGTGGCTGGCGGGCCTGTGATGCTCTCCACTTGGCGTGAGGAGGTGGATGGCTGGTGCAACTGGGCGGCTGCGAAAGAATATGCCGCCGAGATCGTCGCATGGCACGCTGCCACCGTTGGCCGCACGCTGTATCAATGGAAGCCAATGGCCGACCCTGCTGCGAGGATGCCAGATTTTCGCTCGTGGGAGGTGGTTGCGAAATTATGGGAGGCTGGCCTGCGCGATTTGCAGACGGTCAGCGCCGCCATTGGTAAGCCAGCCGCAAGCGAGTTTTTGGCCTTCGCTGCGCTCGCCGATCAGCTTCCAACGCCAGCGCAAATCTGGCTCGACCCAGACGGCGCTCATGTCCCCACTGAGGCAGCCGCGCAATACCTCATTGCATCCATGCTGGCTCGCGCTGTGGAACCAAAGTTCGCTCGCCAGCTTGTCGTCTACTTCTCTCGCCTGCCTCGCGTGCAAGCTGCCTTCTGCGCTCGCGCAGCTTTCAAGCGCCTCGGCGCTAAGTTAGCTGGCTCGGCTGAGTGGCAACAGTGGTTCTTGGCTAACTCTGCTCTTTTCTCATCATAATCTAAAACATACAATACCATGTCGTCATCAAATACATTATCAACTCGCGCAGTGATTGCGCTTTTCAAAACTGGCGCTTGGCGCGCTGTCAAAACTCACGCCAGCGAATCGCAGCAGGAGAATGCACGCCATGGCCTTACTGATGAGGCCAAGGTTCAGGTTCGCATCTGCTCTCATCCCGCATTGGCTGAAATCACTAAGCTGCACGCTGAGGCACGCGCTGCTCATTATCGGCTTTCTCTGCCAGCGACTGATGATGGCCTTCGCCTTCTGGCTGGCAAGCGCCAGCTTGAACACTCTGATGTGATGGCTGGCTTCGCTGCGCGCCACCTCGCGCTTGTGGCCGACTTCTGCGCTGCCTATGAAGCAGAGCGCGCATCTGCTCCATTGCGGCTCAATGGCCTCTACATTGCAGCGCAATGGCCGTCTGCGAGCGAGGTTCGGGCGCGCTTTGGCTTCTCGTCGCGTTATTTGCCTGTGCCAGTCTTGGGGCAGTGGGAGGAGTGGCTCGCGGAAAGCGCCGAAAAAGCAGAAGGCGAACTCAAGGAGCGGCTCGCTGACGCTGTAACAAAGCTGGCTCACAAGCTGGCCGACCCGAAGGCCATCTTCAGAGATTCACTTCTGGGTAATCTGGCCGACATTTGCGCGCTCGCTGGCGACCTAAACTTGCGCGACGACCCGACCATATCGGCGCTCGCCACGCAAGCTGCCAGCCTGTGCGCTGTGCCAGCCGAGCAGCTGCGCGAGAGCGCCACGCTGCGCGCTTCCACAGCCAGCCGCGCCTCTGCCATTTGCTCCATGTTTAAACTCTAATCCAATGACCACTCCAATCTCAATTGATCGCGCTCGTGACTGGGCGCTGCGCTCGCCCCACGCTGTGTTTTACGGTGTGCTGGCCTCGAATCTCGCTGACGTAATGGACGACACCATCGCCACAGCCTGCACAGACGGAAAGGTCATCAGGTGGTCGCCAAAGTTCGTCGCCTCGCTCACGGAGGAGGAGATTCGCTTCGTGCTGCTGCACGAGACGCTACACTGCGCGCAAGGCCATTTCTGGCGCTTGCCTGCCAACAAGGATGGCAACATCGCTGGAGATTATGCAATCAATGCCACGCTCGCCAAGGTCGCGGGAATTAAAGCGCCAGCAGGCGCGCTTCTTGACGCGAAATTTGCAGACATGGCCGAGGAGGAAATCTTGGCCTCGCTTGCAAAGCCTGAGCCAGAGGATGAGCAAGGCCAGCCGAATGACGACAAAGGCCAAGGCCAAGGCGAAGGCGAAGGCCAAGGCGAGCCACAGCAAGGCCAAGGCGAGCCAGACGCTGGCGGCTGTGGTGGTTTCTGTGAAGCAGCGCCAGAAGCGCCAGAGGCGAAGCAGACGCTCGCCGAAAAGTGGCAGGGGGCCATCATGCAAGCCGACTTCGTTGCCAAATCCACAGGCGCTGGCAGCGCGCCAGCTGATATGCAGCGCCTCATTGACGCTGCTCGCGTCACCGCGCCAGACTGGAAGCAGGAAATGGCTGACTTTGTAAAGTCGGCTGTGAGTCAGCGCAATGACTGGTCGCGCTCGGCTCGCAGGATGGCGACCGCTCCATGCATTTATCCGCGCAGGCGCGCCGACCAAATCGGCCAGATTGTTTTCGTGCGCGATACGTCTGGCAGTGTTGATGGCGCTGTGCTTAATGCGTTCAACGCCTTAATTGAGTCAGCAATGGCAGACACGAGCTGCTCTGCAATCGTCCTTGATGCTGACGCTAGCGTTCGCGCTGAATATCGGCTGTCTGCTGGTGACGCTGTGCCAGCTACTGCCAAGGGTGGCGGTGGCACAGCCTTTCAGCCATCATTTGAGCGCATCGCTGGCATCATTGAGGCTGGCGAGGCAGTGGCTGGCGTTGTCTATATGACAGACTTAGAAGGCCCACAGGCTGGCGCTTGTGATGTTCCTACGCTGTGGCTTTGCACCACCGACAACGTGGCCGACTTTGGCCGAACTGTGAGGGTGAGGCTGTAGGCCATTGGCAGACATGGCAGGCCAGCGCCTTTGCTGGCCTGCTCCTTTCGGCTTTTTCTTACCAGAAGGCCAAGAGGAGCAGCTGCTCCATTTTATGAAAAAATACATACACGATCCGCTCGTGCGCGCTACACTGCGCGCACAGGCCAAGACATCAGTGGGGAGGCTCGCCTCCTTGCTTGCCACAGAGGCGCGTTGGAGCCGCAAGGCCACCATCGCACGCAATCAACTCGCCAAGGCGCGCAAATCAATTGCGCGGCTGGCTCAAGACATGGCGGCCAAGCTGTTAAAGGAGGAACTCCAATGATCTACAATAAAGAACTATTCGACGAACTAGAAAAGCTCGGCTGGCCTGCTAACATCAAGCTGACCAATGGAAGCACTGATCTGTATAGCTTTCATCATTCTACGCACAAACTGTGCGTTCAGCCAATAGATGCTAAAGGGCCAAATCCAAAGCCAGACAATGGCACGCGCTGCACGATGCACTGCACGCATTATGACGCTAAAGGAGAGCATAAGATAAAGCCCATCCGCATTGACATGGCGAAAAGACATTGGCGAAAACATCTAATAGCTGCGTATACGGTGATGGTGATGCACTTGCAACAGGTGAATGATATTCATTCAGAGCGAGATAATCGCATCAAACAGATGCAGCAAAAGAAGAAGGATGAGTATACGGCCTTCTGCGCTCCGCTTGGCGTAGAAGCCAGCGAATTTGCAAAAGCGTTCAGACATTCATATTCAGACAAAGATGGATATTGCTCGCTCCATAGCACAGTTAGTTACAGCTTATCAAATACAGAAGAAAAATGCGCGTTGCTTTTCAAGTATCTAAAAGATAATGATTGGCTTGGCTTTATTGATTTCACAACTCCAACGACCTACTGACATGACAACAATCTATAACATAACCATAGGACTTGCTTCATTGGCATGGCTTATTGTCTGCATTGCCATTGTGCCAGAAATGTTCAAACGCAATGACGATGAATAACCCAAACCGATCAGGGCCAAAGGTGGGGCCAGAAGGCAAGCGCATGAAAATGAAAAGCCGCCCATATCTGGAGCCATCCACACAACGTATATTAAGTTTATGGAAAGACCTATACGGTATTTCACACGGCAAAGCTATTGATTATGCTATTGCTTTTGCAAGTGCTAACGTGCAATTTAAGATGCCAATAAAGAACAATCAAACAACACCACAACATGGCTAACATATTAGATCTAGCAGAAGAATTCATTGAGTCCAAAATGTGCATTGCGCGGGATTCAAAAAGCCTAATCCAATGGGGATTAAAAAACGGACTCGTGAAAGCCGCAGCTCCATCTAAAGGCACAAACTACAACTGGGAGCTATCTCGTCGCATAAAGCGTTTAGAGGCCGATAAACTAAAACATCAAAATAGGATTAAGCAGCTATTATCAAAATGAGAAAAATAATCACATTAAAAAACGGGGGAGCAGTCATCGACATTTCCCCTCTAACAGACATTGATTTTGCTATCATTTATCATGGCAGGGAATGTCTGATCTTAGAAAATATGCTTGACGGAGAGTTCGAGGGTTATTACAATCCAAACATCAAGCTGAAACAGAGCAGTGAAACAAAAACAAGCTGCAAGAAAAAACAGCTTAAGGCAAAAACCATTAAGAAATAATTAGATGAAAACAAAAATACAATACGTCATCCAAGAAGCATCCAAAAGCCCACATGGAATCAATTATTACGACTGTCCTGATCTTGCTATATTCACCAACGAACAGCAGGCTTTAAGGACACTGCTTTCTTTAGAGAAGGCTGATAGTAGTTTCCGCTACCGTTTGGTAAAACGAGTTGAGACGATTGAAAAGGAGGCCGTATGAGAATCTACGCATGGAAAGCGGAAGATTTATTTGATAAAGATATAGAGTATGCAGACGTTGAAATGATTGATTCTATGAGTGATCTAAAAAAACAGATTGCGCGTTTATGTGTAAACCCAGATACGGTAAAAATAGTTAAGATTGGAGATTTTAATTTGTGCGAATGGGAAGCGCAAAGCGGTCATAACTCTAAATGGAAAAGATTTAATATAAAGTCATGAACCTAGACTGCAACACACCTAATGGTAGGATATACATAAACCACGCCTACGATGTAATGGATAGGGTGGCACAGAAGTTTAGAGCCAAGGCTGTCTTTACGGATGATGATGGCATTGCAGACATTGACGCTTTGTTTACACGCGATAACAAGTTAGTGGCTATTGCGGAGATTAAAAGTAGGAATCTATCTAAAGAAAAACTGGAGGCATTTGGTTCTTATCTGATAACACAAGATAAGATCGAAAGAGGGATTGCGCTATCTGTGGCATTACAAGTTCCATATTTTGTCATGGTAAAACTGATTGCCAGCGACATCATTGCCATGTGGAAAATCACTGACAATCATGGGATGATTGAGTGCAAAAGTTATTGCGAAGTTACAACAACTAAAGCCACCTGTAATGGTGGAGAAGCAAACAGATTAAACGCTTTTCTTGCTATAGATAACTGTATTTATATATGAACATAACACTAGAAAACACGCGCTGGCTTGGAACTGGAGACACTATTCGCTCCACAGATTACATCGCTATGCAAGACGACGAAAACCAATATGATTTCATTGCCGTTGGAGGGGAATACGACGGCCATATTCTGGACGGTACAGAGGAATATGAGTTTAGGAGGCTCAATGTCCAAGACCCTGTAGACCTGTTGTGCATTGAGTACGACATCCAAACGGAAATGGGGCGAGCAGCATTGATTATTGCTCTGGAAAACGTAGCAACGCTTGATCGTAAGCAACGTGATTACGGATCACGCAATATTTCCGAGTTTGGTGAAATAGGTATTCTCATGCGTGTATGGGATAAAATTTGCCGTCTCAAAAATTTAATGGGAAAAGAAAACCCTAAGAATGAATCTATAGATGATTCATGGCTTGACATGGCTAATTACGCCATCATCGCTATTTTAGTTCGCAGGGGAATTTGGAAATAACTCCAAACCCTGTTATACGTTAGTCAAAAACATAATAAGTATATGAGTCTAGAAAATGCAATCAATACTCCCGCTGGCGAGTATATCAAGGGTGGCTTTGCTGCCACAGTTCAAATGCCACAAACTAAAGCGATGAAATCTGGAAAATCATTCTGGGTTTGCACGCTTGCAGATGGAGCGTTCCGTTCGGACGCTACTTCTTTCACGCATGATTTCGCAAAATACAATGGGCAGCGTGTCCATTTTTCTGGCATGGGATTAAAGCGCGGTGATGATTACAACGGCACAGCCAAAATCACCATTGGTGATAAGGCTGTATGGAAAAGCTTGGGCGCTGGGGATGAGGCCGCCGAGTCTCATTCAGAAGCTACGCAAGCGTTTCCTACTACAGTGACACGATCTGCACCTCGTCCATATATCCCATCTGCAAATGCTCCTCGCGTTGAGGGCATGGCTGTAGGTAATGCGCTTACAAACGCAACCAGCCTTGCAATCGCTGGAAAAATCCAATCGGAAGCTATTGAAAGTTTCCTGTTCCATACGGCTAGCAAGTATTTGCGTACAGCTAACAAGTTGCTTGCTGGTGAATTGTCGCCATCTAATATCTTAGAGGCAAAAGAAGTTGGCACAGACGAAGTGCCGTTCTAATTATCAAGCAGGGATGGGTAATCCACATCCCTGCTTCCCTTTCCTAAATATAAATACAATGAGCAACGAATCTGGAGGACATTGGTACACGCTTGAGGGAAAAGCCGCCCACACGCAAGTGACTAAAACGAAGGGTGCAAAGCCCACGCGCCCAACAACGCTTGCAGACGCTAAACGACTTGGTCTGTTGCCTAGCGTCTCCGCTTACACTAGGATGCTGGCCGCCCCATATCTGGAGCGATATAAAATGCTGGAGGTAGCTAAGGCGTGTTACGCTTGCCCACCGTCTGGCGACGAAAGCTACGACGACTACGCTCGTCATATTCTGGAGAAAAGCGGCAAGGACGGCTCTGGTGCGGCAGAGGTGGGTACGCAAGTTCATGCGGCTCTCGACCTGTATTTTACCGACCCAATACGATACAATTCTTATCCACTTATTTTCCTTCAAGATGGTACTGTAGCACCAGCCGATTCGTTTGTATTGCCTGCGGTATCTAAGATTAAAAGCATGGGGTTGAAAGTGGAAACGACCGAGAGCATCTTGGTAAATCCTGCTTATGGATATGCTGGAACCACTGACATGGTGTTTACGCATAAAAATTTATGCGGCATCCTAGACTTCAAAACCAAGAGAACTAAACAAGATGAGCCTGTGATTGCTGGAGATACACACGCCATGCAGATCGCTGCCTATCATGCAGCTTATTGGGGTGCAGATGACGGCGAGCCTATCGGAGTCAATGCGGTGGGCTACAATGTTTACATCAGCACCACAGAAATAGGCCGTGTTGAGGTGGTGGAGTATTCAAGAGAAGAACTGGTTGAGGCATGGCAAGCGTTCAAGAGTTGTTTAACCCTGTACAGATACATAAAGAAATTTGACCCACGAAAGAAATGAATTACGAACAAACATTTATTGGCTCCTGTTTACAAGACGGAGCTTATGTAGACTTAGCAATCCAAGACGGCCTTGTGCCAGCTTGTTTTACCACAGACGACCGCAGGGATATTTGGATGGCCCTGCTTGGCAATAGAACAGAGGGCAGGCAAACAGACACAACAGGTATTTTTATGCAGATGGGTACTAAATGCCCTTCTGAGGAGCTGTTTGCTTGTGAAGCGGCGGCCCCCACAACGGCTTATGCTAAGAAGTGCCTAAAAACCATCATTGAGGCTTATGGAATAGCCCTTATTAAGCCAGCTTTGAAGGGTGTTTTAGAGAAGATTGACAAGGGGCTAGACTATGACGCTGTAAAATCGTCTGTAGATGCCCTAGAATCCATTTTAAGGCCATCTGTCAGTACAGATGTCTCAATGCCCCAAGTTGTGGATGAGGCCGCATTATGGGCAACCCAACAATGTTCTGGCAATGTTCCTGTGGAAACTGTTGTTACGCTTGGACTTAAGACATTTGATGCTCTGGCAAGTCCCATTCAAGAGCATGAGTATGTTGTTGTAGGTGCTAGAACATCAACAGGTAAGAGCAGTTTCATGGCTCAAGTGGCAGGCCACAATCTCAAGAGGGGCTTAAAGGTGGCCTATTTTACGCTAGAAACCAGCAGCAAGAGCCTTGTATTGCAAATTGCCGCACAACGAGCTGGGGTGAACCTCCGCAATCTTCGTGATGAGTTTGAGCCACAGCAGGCTAAGTTTCAGCAAGAATTAGCACACTTGAGAACTCAACCGTTGCTGGTGTTTGACCGTGACTTAACGCTAGATAAGATTGAGGCACGTTGCCGCTTATTAGCCACATCGTTCAAACCCAACCTTGTGATTATTGATTATTTGGGGCTTATCAAGGTGAAGGCTGATGGGGCTTATGAACGCATGAGTGCATTGAGCAAGGCCATGATTCCGTTGAAGAAAACATTAGGCTGTACGCTGATGGTGGCGGCACAACTCAATCGCGGCAACGAACGTGAGGACAGACCACCCACACGCACAGACTTTCGTGATACAGGCAGCATTGAAGAAGATGCGCACAGAGTGCTTGCAATTCACCGCCCTTCAAAAGATGATAGCGGAGAACCACAGGGGCTAGATCGCTCCAGTTTTCAAACCGAACTTTATCAACTCAAACTTAGAGATGGCCCATTGGCACAAGGACGTTGCCAATTCCAAGCAAAATATACACGATTTGTAGAATAATACTCTTGCCTTTGTAGCTCAGTGGTAGAGCATCTGTTTTGTAAACAGGCGGTCGCAGGTTCAAATCCCGCCAAAGGCTCCAACTTAATAAAAATATGAAAGACAATATGCAGAATGTTTATCCACTAATAGAAAACGGCCAAATCAATTACGCCAGAGCATACGGCGTATTGTCTGGCTTGTTTATTGCCCTAGAAATGGGGACATACACTAAAGAACAAGCCATTGAACAATACAACGAAATCTGGCATTTGATTAACAACCAAGAAGAAAGTGAAAGCATTTCTCGCAATTAAAGGGCCAGACGAGGACGAAGACGAAGAAGAAAATCCAATAGAAACATAATATGTATTACACAGAACTTAGAATCCAGAACGAACAATATCAAAGCCGTGTAGACGCAGCATGGGAAAACCGTGTGCGTGCAGAATCAGCATCTCGATTGTTCAATCACGGCCCAACCAATTTATCGCTCCACTCAAACCCAATTCAACAATCGTTGGATGCTCGGAATCTTGTGGGGAAAGTGCAGAGCGATTCTATTTCACAGGAGGCCAGCAAATGAGTACTGCCGATGATTTTACTGTGTTTCGCAGGGTTGCTGGAGATAAAATTGCGGAACTTACTGAACGCGCCGAGAAAGCAGAGCGCGAGCTTGCCGCTAAGGATAAAGAGCTTGCCGACCTACGCGCCGAGCGTTTGCGTAATGAAACCTTCTGGCTTGGGTTTCTGCAAGACGAACTGGCGGCACAACAGAAAGCCAACAAATGAAACGAACACCATTAAAACGAATCTCTAAGAAAAGACAAAATGCGCTCACCATTTATCGGAAACTTAAAAAAGAATATATTCTTGAACACGACACTTGTGAGGTGCGTGGATGTTCTCATCCTGCTTGTGATATTCACCATCGTTTATCCCTTGGTCGCGGCGGTGGTTTTCTTGAGCCAACTAATTTTATGGCTATATGCCGTTTACATCACATCCAAATCCATAACAATCCTCGCTGGGCGGAAGCTGAACATTACTTATTAAAATAATTCTATGAATACAACAGACATCAACACAATCGTTAGCTCATACGTCGATATGCTCAAAGATGGGCAAATTGACCTCCAAGACGCTTATGAGAACGGCGACCACAAAACTTATTTCTCTGCTATTGAGCGTCACTTGAAGCTCACAGAGGCTATCGACACAGGCTTAATGGCTACGCAAAAGATTAAAGCTCTTAGCGAATGAAGGTTGAGTTTACAGGAGACAAGGGCTGTTATTTCGTGGATAGTACTGATAGTACTACGAGGCACAAAGTGGATATTCTAGCCCTGCGCGGAAAGGATATGCGCTGCAACGGCCAATGTTCCTGTAGAGATTTTGAGACTAGATGTTCTCCTGAGTGGGCTAAAAGCGGCACTATAGTAGAGCGTGATGAACCTAATTACACACGCTGTAAGCACATCACGGCTGTTATCTACGCTATAGGGAATAGGTACGCAGACCACATGAGCATCCAATGAAGCCACCTAAAACTCATTGCAATGGCACATGGACTACCGCCAGATTCTTTGGGTTTATACGCTCCGCGCTACGCAGAACATGGACTCGTTGGCCTGAGCAATATCGGGCTAGGCATATGGCTCGCCGCCCATACAAGGGCAAGAACAAGCTCCAGAAGTGGGAGTTTCTATGCGCCGAGTGTCAAGAGTGGTTTATGGCTAAGAACACTCAAGTACATCATAAAATAGAGTGTGGTACGCTCAAAAACTTTAATGACATAGCTGGATTCACTGAGCGTCTACTATGTCCAGCAGAAGATTTAATGGTACTTTGTAAGAAGTGCCACCAACAGAAACATCACCCAAAAGTTAAATGACACATACACTAAAACGCTTATTCTGGGACATAGAGACATCCCCTAACGTAGTACTATCATGGCGCGTAGGCTACGACCTAAACATTGCACAAGACAACATCATCAAGGAACGAGCCATCATCTGTATTGGGTATAAATGGGAGCATGAAAACAAATCTTATATCTTAACATGGGATAAGAACCAATGCGACAAAGCCATGCTTAAGAAGTTTCTGGAAGTGGCTGCCGAAGCTGATGAGATGGTGGCGCACAACGGAGACAAGTTTGACATTAAGTGGTTTAAGACCCGCTGCATCTTTCACGACCTTCCATTTGAACCCTATAAGACAGTGGATACGCTCAAGTGGGCTAGAAGCCAATTCCTATTCAACTCTAATAAGATGGACTATTTGGCTAGGTACTTAGGCTTAGGGGCCAAGATTAAAACAGAATTTGGGCTATGGAAGGACATTTGTCTACACAACAGTCCAAAGGCCATGAAGTTGATGACAGACTACTGTAAACACGACGTAGTGATACTAGAGAAGGTGTGGAAGCGTCTATCTGACCTTATGGCTGCCAAGACCCATGCTGGCGTAATGCTGGGGCATGAGAGATGGACTTGCCCGCATGATGGTAGCCGAAACATCATCACCTATGGCACATCTATCTCGGCCAAGGGAACCAAGAGCTACAAGATGAAATGCAAGGACTGCGGCCATTACTACAGCATCACGGAGAGCGTGCATAGCGAGTATGTAGCCTACAAAGCGGAGAAGAAGAAAAAATGAACGGCAAAGGAGACAGACCACGCCCTGTAGACCTAGAGAAGTATGCGGCTAATTATGATGCCATCTTTAGAAAACCAACACTTAAACCAGAAAAAGTTAATACTTGTTTCAGTCCCGGAAGACTCTATTCACTTTTTAAGAAGAAAAAATGACAACAGAAACCGACAAACTCAAAGCCATTATTAATGCTGTAAAAGCTTATCCGTACATTCCACGCGGATTACTTGAACTTATTGAACAAATGGAGAAAACACCATGAGCGACCTAAATCTGCATAATTTCTACGACACTAATAACAATAGCATAGAACAGCTTAAATCCATAGGCTTTCCTGTAGTGGCTCCTTGGTGGTCTGACACTCTAAAGATTACGTCTGGATGCAAGGACTTCACTGTCCTCGCAGAGCATATTTGGGGCGGCCAAGAGGACTGTGTAGACATTAACAACAAAGCCAGCATCATCACTGTGCATTGCGATGCTTGGCATCCTCAAGGCAAGTATCTTGCCACAATCAAAGGAGGATCGCGTTGCATCAATTTACACGGCAACGTAATGTCACACGGCTCTGAGGTGGACGTAGATATTGGAAATTGGAGCGACCAAAGCGATGAACCAACCAAGGAAGTTGTTCTTGGCCTTTACAGCAAGACAGGAAAACCTATTGTAGTGCGGGTGTTAAATGGCACAACACCAATTTTTATTACAGAAACAGGGCCATACGTCTATGCGTTTCCTAAGCCTGACACTTGGTATCACAAGTGCTGCGTATGGATGTTTCTTACCAGTTTGCGGTTGTGGAAGAAACTGGCTAAATAGCTATTGTTTATTAACCTGCTGGTCGTCAGAGTCTTGTTGTAATGCAAGCTTTACAGCAATAGCATTGACTGGACTCGTTGAGATAAACTTATCAATTCCATATCCAGCAGCCGCAAATTTTGGGGCTGTGTTTGGATTGAGGTATAGCGTGTGCAACATATTATAACGCTTATCTTTTATCATTTCTAAAACCTGACCCAATGAGCCATACCCAGAAATATCGCCAACTGTGCCTATTTTCCCTCTTATTTGGTCAGTGACTCCTTTTGATGCAGAACCACCAGATAACAAAAATCGTCTATCAACAATCTTCTGCATAGGGTCAATAAAGTTTTGTCTTAACAGCTTCATTGAATCCTCTCCAACGATAGCTTCAAACGTCTTTAGTTTACGTTGAGCATCTGGATTATTGCTGCCAAAAAAGTCTACAATCTTGTTAATATTTGCGCGATTATTTGCACCATCAGCGGCAGACCCAAAATCCTGCATAATACCATTGAGAGTGCCGCGCTTAAGTATCTCTGCATCTGCACTCCTGCCTTTTGCTCGTAATGCAGTCATAAGGCCAGATGCTGTCTCAGAATCAAGAGATTGTATTCTATCTATCCAATCACGATTGCCAGCAGGGTCACTAGAGAGTTTAACTCTTGTTCCATCCATGAAGACAACCAATGGGTCTTTAGATGCTGCTTCATAAGCATTAAATGCCTCGCGCTCTGTCATCTTAGCTTCTTTAGATAAACGCATAAGCCTAGCAGTTTTATTGCCTGCTTTTTGCGCCCCACCAGCAATTAAAAAATTTCTGACAGATTGGCGATATTCATGTCTAGCTAAAGAAACCCAAAGACCAAGTGTGTCAATCTCCTCAAGCAGTTTTGGAAACTCAGCAACAGTAATCCCATATTCTGATTTGGCTCCTAATTTTGCCAATAAAGAAATTTGGTCTGTAGAACCCATTCCAAGTCGACCGATAGGATAGCCCTTAGTGGCTAATGACTGCATATCGCTGCTTAATTGGTTAAAATCAATGGCACGAAAATCTGTAAATCCACTACCGCGACCAACCTTTGTAGCTGAATCAAGGAGTGCATGAGATACGCTTTCATGGACACTATTCCTAAACGCATCTGCTGCTTTTAAGGATTGAGCAGCACCGCCCGGTTTCATTTTATCAAATGTTCCGCCAATAATATTAGCATATGCCTCAAGTTCAGAAAGAACACCACTAGCTCCTTGACGTTGAATAAGGCTAACTAAACCAGTGATATCACCATCAGAAATTAAATCCATTGCGCCTGTCTTGCGTGCATGGAATTCAGCGGCTGCCGCAGATTGTGCAGTTTTATATTGTGCAAATTTAGCAGGATTCTTTGCAAGCATAAAAGCATCCGATGCTTCTCTAACTACATTATAATATTTTGCCGCCATTCTGTTAACCGTAACAGGGTCAGAACCGGGTTTTGTTAATTTCTGGGCAAACTTCGCTTGCAATTCACGCATTCCTTCCCTTGGCAGAGTTGTTAATGGCGTTGCTCTATCTCCGCCAAACACTTCACGAATAACCTCTATCATCTCTTTGCGGCCAGCCGTATATTCAAAATCCTGTCCTTTGCCAGTTTTTGAATTAATTAGTTTTTCAATGCCACCAAAATTTACCACTGGATAATTTGGGCCAACATCTGCTCGATTATATAAATCATCAATGGCTGAACTTGTTGCACCTTTTGCTGCTTGTGCCGTTGCTCTTAAATTCTGCATACGAACACCTTCTGCAAGTTTGCCCAAGTCTGGCATACTGCCGCCTAGTTGGATATTAATAGCTCCTTGGTGAAGAAGTTTTGCTTTTTCAACCTCTAATGCTGCTCTCCTTGCTGCGCTAATAAGTTCTGGGGCATTTTCAGCATTCCTAGCCACAGCATCACGAACAGCACCCATAGACTCCTGATAGGCTGCGTTTGCCGCCTTCCATGTATTTTGTGTTTCAGACAACTTGCCAACCATTGCGGTTAGGTCATCAGACAACGCCTTGCTGCTACCCGCTTCTGGGAAGGCCGACATAATAGCTGAGCCAATGTTGGCGTCCATATTAACCAGATTTTCCCTAGCCAATACAGAACCATGGGCTATGCGTGCGGTTTCAAAACCAGTGTATTGTGGTTGAAGCTCAGATAATGTCACTGCGCCACCGAAACGAGACCCAGAAATTTTCTTTCTAGCTTCTTCTGCCGCAACTTGACTTTGGCCGCGACTAGAAAGACCACTTGAAAATATTGATAACCCTGCTGGAATCACAAAGCGCATTAAATTACTTTGCTTGTCGTTCTCTGGGTCATTCTCCATGAAACGTGCTATTTCATTAGTTCCAATAGCCAGTGACGGATTAGCAGCCATCATAAAAGCTGCGCCACCCCTGCTTAAGAATGGGGTAGAACCACGAACTGTAGCACCAGTAATTTTACGCAACGAAAGGTCTTTGCCTTCTAACAATTCAGCCGCACCTTCAGAAAGACCGCTTGTCCCTGCGTTTATCAATGAACTTCTACCAAGCGCGGCAAGATATGCTGGAATACTGGCCAGCATTGTTGGAGGTGCTGTTGCTGCTGCTACGGCCAACGGAACACCGTAACGAATGCCAGTTGCGGCAGCACCAGCCATTTTCTCCATATTAATATCTTCCATTGGCAGACCTGTGCGGGGGTCTGCTAATCTGGGTTTAATTACGTCGCCACCAAGATTGCGATTAAAGTTGTCTTTGTCGGACGGAGCAGGCAAGCCTTTGAATTTCAAAGATTCTTCAGCCAATTTCGCATCAGCAATAGCTAGGGCTTTCTGTTGTTCTAAAGTCATTTTATTTGGATTCTGGGAAAAGAGCTTTAGCTTCTGGTGTCATAACAGACCATTGCTGTGAAGTAACACCCTCTGGCGGGATAGCACTAAAATCAGGCATCATTGCACCCATATCAAATAATTTTTTATATGCACCACTTGCATTGTTTTTCTTAAATTTTTTAATTGCCCGCATCTGAATATCTCGTCGAATCTGAGTGAGTCGTTGCAGTGTTTCTGGTGTAAAATCTTTTGTTCCAGTAAATGACTGTCTTAAAAACTCGCGTTCTGCTGGTGTATCCATTCCCTTAGCTCCAATACCAAGTGCGCTAATCATCGGAAATACGTCAGAACCCAATAGAGACTCAAGGAGTTGTGTATTAGACACTGTCTTACCAGCTTTTATATCATTAGAAAATTGCGCTCTTAATCTATTAGCGTTCTGGATATACTCTGCGCCAATACCAGTGGTAATGTTACCTGATTTAATTAACCCTTGGATTTCGTCTAGTTTGGCAATAGCTTCAGGAGCATCTTTTGCAGCTCTGTATTCACCTAACATATCCTGACCAAGGCCCTCTCCTACAACTTTTTCAAGGGCGCTTCCACCCATATTGATTACGGTCTGCGCCCTGCCTGCTTGTGCAGCTTGGAATTGATAATTAGAATCTTCAGTTGGAGTTGGTAATCTTCCTGTTTCTGCTATGTGTTTGGTTCTTAAACCTTGATATATGTCAACATACTGTGTTGGTTGTTTAGCAACTGGGTTTAATTTACCAAAAGCCGTAGCATCTGCAAGAGTACCTTGAGAACCAGCCAATCCAGTTTGAGCCTTAACATGAGCAAGATTAGCAAAATATGAAGCCACTTTTTCATTAACATTATATCCAGCGGCGCGGATAGCTTCCAATGGGTCTTTTACTTTACCAGCAGCTATAGCAGCTAATCCAACACCAATAGATTCTTGTGCTACACGAGTCTGTTCTTGGTCGTTTCTAGCAGCTACTAAATTAAGGTTTCGCAATGCTACCTCTGGTGCTTTCTGAACCCTATCCTCTAAAGCTGATATTTCAGCATATCCAGATTTTAATGTTCCTATAGAACCGCCACCCCATTTAGGCACAGCTGCTTTATATTTCTCATATTCTTCTTTGCTAACTGGCGCAACTCCGCCAAATTCTTCTGGATGTTCAGCAAATCTTTGCATAGCCGCACCAATGCGAGTCATTTTGCTTTCAATACCAGTAGAATACATATCTCTTTCTTCTTTCTTTTTAGTATATTCTTGAATTCCTTTTCCAACCTCTTGCCCAAGATTAGCCAAGCCCTGCCCAATCATTTGGCTGCCTTGTGCGGCCATCTGTGCGCCAGCCAATGACCCCCTAAGAATAGGGCTGTAGTCGATTGCGCCGAGCTGTGGGTTAATGCCTTGTCCAAAAGTTGCCATGTTATGTTAGATTAAGTTGGTTTTAGGTGCGGCAAATTATTAGCCAAACAATCCTTTAATGCCGCCGCCGCCGATAGCACTACCAAGACCACCAAGCGCACCACCAATCATAGCACCACGGGCCTGTGCCTGCGCTCCCGCAAAACCAGCCTGTGAGCCATAGATGTTGGCGTTGTAATTGCTCAGATTGGCGTTCTGGCCCAAGGCCAAGTTAATACCCGCATTAGGGTCAAATAGCTGCGGCCCTTGCTGACCAGCCATACCTTGAGCAAATTGTGTCTGCGCCATGCCTAATTGCGCCGCATTTGACGGCCTGCCAAGGATGGCTTGGAAAGGGTCAGCCGAGGTCATACGATTGGCGTTAAACGCCATTTGCGCGGCATTTACGGCCTCTTGACGACGTTGCCCCATAGCAGCCTCACGATTCATTATCTCAGCTGCTATTGTAGACGTATCGCCTACGCGCCCACGCGCCTGCCCGTACAGGCGAGCCTGCTGTTCAGCATTACGTTGAGCCTCTGGGGATAGACGACCAGCCGCCCCAGCACTCTGTAGGGCATATTGATTCATGCCTTGCAGCAAGGCTTTCTGATAGGGGTCAGCGTTACGCAGGGCTTCTGTGGCTCTGCCGCCGTATTGTTCTACGTCTGCAATGTCCCGCATCCTCTGCTGAGAGAGAGCGTCCATCTGCATCTGATTGGCTTGCTGGGTAGCTTGGGCGTTAAGATCTAGCACACCCTTTTGGCCGCCGCCGCCCATTAAATATGTATTTAGGTCAGCTAGGTTAAGTGCCGCATACTGAGGACGATACATCTGCTCGCTCTGCAATATCTGATTCTGCAAGGCTGGGTCAGCCATGCTCCGCATATAATCGAGCGCAGACTTGCCGGGGTCGATAGGAGTGGGGGCTGCTGGAGCCTGTGGCATTGAAACTTTAGAACCCATGATAGATAGTATTAAATGTTAGTAGAGAACGGTTTTATTTGCATGGGCAACACCATATGGATTCTGCTGCATAGGCTGCTGTGCATAGCCGCCATATCCAGCTACAGGTTGCTGTTGAATCTGTGGCACTTGATAATTGGGGACAGCTTGGGGAACTTCATAGCTTTGTGCGGGAGGCATGGATTGCTCATATCCCTGCGCCACTTGCCCGCCGCCATACCCCTGCATTTGGGGATTATTCATAGCAACACCATTAGGCATCATATGCGACCCATATTGTGGAGAATACATCCCAGAAAAACCTGTCTGCTGGTCTTGCTGCTGCATAGGAGCCATTTGCGGCATCTGCATCTGACCCATAGATTGTTGCTGTGGAAATGTATTAGAACCCATGATTTAACCTATGTTGGAGTTTGTAGAAATCGTAGAAACGAGGAGTAGGCTTGCCTTTAAAATCTCTGCGCCAACCAATTCTGGCAAAAGGGAAGGGAATCTTGCTGTACATAATGCTAAGGGCATTAGGCCCAACGCATAGCTCAATCCACCAAGCATCCGCATCTTGCGGTTCCACCCATTCCTCGTATCTTTCAACCAAGCACGGCCTTGCAAGAGCAAGCATTGTAGGCTCAGAATAACAGAAGCCTCGCTCCAAATATATGCCATGAAGCCGAGGAAAGTCTGGGCCGTATAGAGCGATTGCATCTTGGATGGCTCCCATTAGGTAGCAATAAGCCCGTGAGTACGAAGTTTGGCTAAAAGGCTATTAATAGTTGTTTGCAATGCCGCATAATCAGAGGCATACGTTCCAGAGAGAGATACATTAGCTTCGGCCAATGCTTGCGACCCTACTACTCTAGTGCCGCCAGATTGATATTCTGGGGCATTAATAGATGTAGCTGCCGTAAAGAATCCAGAAAATACCGCTTTAGTTGAAGGGAACACTGTGTCGCCATTGCCAGCCCCAGCGTTCTGATAGGCTGTAGACACCATGATGGTTTTGCCTGTTGTGTCTGTTTTATCTACCATTGTGAGGTAGTATTGGGCAGGAGATGCGCCTAATGTTGCCGCCGACACCGTAATGGCCGCTGAAGCATTAGTGATAGCTACGCCAGCCCCAGCCGTTAATGTAGCCTTGGTGAAGCCTGTGCCATTGCCAATGAATAGTTGGCCGTTTGTGCCTGTCTCTAGCTTGGCTGCTGTAATGCCAGCATCCTTGACGCTAATAGCACCAGAATTAAGGTAGGTAGTGATTGTGTCCACAGCACCAGAAGCAAAAATGGAGCTATTAACAGCGGCATTAAGATTGGTGGCTGTTACTTGGTCACCATTTACGAATGTATTACCTGTAGTTAGAACGGCCATAGGGGTAGTATATCAGATTAGAAGGTTGTGCGAGTGGCGTATGCAACATTAGTGTTGCCTGTGCCAGAGTAAGTTGTGGCTCCCAAGCTAGAATCTATCTGAACTGTCATGTTAGAGGAATATTCTATCTGTAAAGTGCTATTGTCTGAACCTGTGTTGGTAGCGGATATGCTGCCGCCATTAAGCTTAAAGATTTTGCCAACATTCCCAGTTACATCTGCACGATATTGAGCAACACCTACACCCTTAAATGCTAGGGCTGATAGGCAAATGCCTTTCTGTTCGGGGAGTGCCGCAACATAGGAATCTGTTCCGCTACCAATGACAATTCCGTTGCTACCAATACCATCAAAAGAAACGCTGGAAATAATAATGTTATCCCAGTTGTAGGGGCCAATTAGGATGCCGCGCCAACTTCCTTTTTTCACCCGCCCATTGGTAATAACAACATTATTTCCGCCCTTAGAATAGTATAAATCTGGCTGTGCTGTATATCCATAACCACCATCTTCAAAAGTTGCTGTGGTTGTAAGACTTCCACTATTAGTATTGGACATTGTAATTACAACGCGCATCCGATAGAGCGAGTCCGTAAACGTCATTGTTGTCCGATAGCCTACTCGTTGAAATAAATTGTAATTAGCTCCTGCCCAACTGCCTGTAATACTGCTCCATGTTAAATGAGCTTGTACTTGTCCACCAGCACCACCACCTAGAGGAGTAAGATTAAACAGTGGAGCAACGCTATAACTTCCTGCCGCAACCACTGTGCCTCCAGTGATAATGCCGCCAGCCACAGTGATGTTAGCTTGGGCTGCGCCTGTAACAGCATTGCAAAGGAATGTGCCGTTAGTGTAGCCGCTGCCAGCACTATTAACATTTACATATGTCATTCCACCAACAAAAGTTGGCTGAGTGAGA